AAAATCATTTTGTCCATATTGTCCCGCGACGATTCTATCATCTGCAAATACTTCAAGCACGGGAAGTCCCGCGCTGTTATTTACACTCATTAAACTATCACTAAGATCATCAACAACGCTAAACAATGTTCCATTTGTGCCATCTGTTCTTAAAACTGTTTCTCCTGCTGTTGTCGAATTTATATGAAGTTTAGCTATAGGAGTAATTGTACCAATACCAACATTACCGCCGCTAGAAACAAACATTCTAGTAGCGCTTCCAGCAATAAAAGATAATCCAACATTATTAGTTCCTAAAATAGACTGCGTACTATTTCCCCAAGTAAGAGTATTTCCGGAATCTATATATAAAGTACCATTATTAACATAAGCAGATCCAACTACTTGAAATTTGAATATTGGAGTTATTGTGCCTATACCAACATTTCCATCTGATTTAATTCTAACTTTTTCTACCGCCGTACCATCTAATGATGTATTAAATGTTAAATATGAATCTTGTGTTGATGCAGTAGCAGTCCATGTCTGTTCTTTTCCTAAATAAATACCGCCAGCATTAATAGCATTATTTGAAACACTTGTTCCTAAATTAAATCTAATTCCAACTCCATGATCTGCTGTCGCGGCAGTATCTCTATTTTCTATAGAAATAAAAGATAAAGAATTATCATCTAATCTTGCTCTGAATACACCATTAACAGCAGCCGAATCTCCCATGAATACTTCACGATTTGGTTGAGTGCTAGTTTTTACATTTAAAACAGCAGCAGGAGTTGTTGTACCTATACCAACATTACCGTCTCTATATAATGTTAATGTTCTTCCTCCTGAACCCCCTAACCATAAATCTCCCACTCCAGCGCTTACCATTTGCATACCAATCACGCCATTAGCGGCTCCGTTAGCTATAAAGTTTACAACTTCAATTGTGCCTGAAGAATTGCCGTAATTTAATTTTAATCCTGCTCCTGTAGAAAACCCTGCAATTTCTAGTTTAGCATCAGGAGCATTTGTTCCTATACCGACATTACCATTTAATAATGTATATCCGGTGCCACTTGGAGTTAAAACAACATTTTGATTAGATCCTCCAGCAGTTATTGTTATTCCGCTTGTTCCAGTTATATTTCCAACAGATGTTAAATTTCCACTGACATCTTGCGTTCCATTAAAAGTTTGTCCCCAAAAAGTATGTAATGTAGATAAACTTGCAGCAGATCCAGTCACACTTCCATTTATAGCATTTGTAACTGTTAAATTAACTAAAGTTCCAACACTTGTTAAACTTGAATTAACAACTGAACTTCCTAATGTAGTTGCATCTAAAACTCCAACGTTATTTATTTTATAAGTTTTACCAGTAACAATATTTAAATTTTCAGAACTTGTCCAAGATGAAGTCGCATTAAGCCAATTAAAAGTTTTATCTGTAGCTCCTTTTAAAGTTATTCCGCCGGTATCGGCGGTAATATCTGTTGCGCCACTAACACTAAAAACAATACTTCCTGTTGTAACGTGAACAGGAGACACTGTAAATTGAGTTGCGCTAGTTATACTAGAAATAATTGGATTTGTTCCAAAAGCTCCCGTACCAGAAATTTTAGTTAACGCTTGACCAACTATTAATCCGCTTGTACTACTTACTATTACATTAGCATCACCAGCATCTATATTAACAGTAGAAGATAAAGATGCGATAGCTATTACCGCGCCCAATTCAATATTTTTATCATCAACAGATAGAGTACTTGAATTAATGGTAATCGTAGTGCCGTTGACTGTTAAATTACCAGATACAATTACACTATCTTTAAAAGTTTTATTTCCAGCAAAAGTTTGAGCGCCAATAGAAACGCCACCAGCTTGAACATCAGAAGCATTTTGTAAACCAATTGAAACAGCGGAAGATCCATTATAACTAGTTCCAGTTAATGGAGAACTAATAGTTAATGCATTTGCAAGCGAACCAGCAGTTGTCGCACTTCCTACACTTAGTGAAGATTGATTTGCCCAAGTTGGCGCACCAGTTCCACCAGAAAGTAAAACTTGATTTGCAGTTCCAGCCGCACTAAATAATGTTGTGTTTGCGGCTGATTGATATGGAATTTGCCCAGCAATTCCTCCTCCAATATTTACGGCTCTAGATACCGCACTTGATCCTATAACAGCAACAACTCCTGTTCCATCTAATTCTTGTACAGGACCAGTTGAAGCAGATGTTCTTCCTAAAATTCTTAAAGTAGCAATATCTGCTAATTTAGCAATAGTTAATGATGCATCCGCTATTGAAATTGTAATTGTTTTATCAGCAGAAGCATTTGCTGTAAAAGTAGGAGTACCACTAAGTGAAATGCCGCCACTTCCAGCTAAAGTTAAAGTATTATTATATACTGTAGGAATATCATTAGTCGTAGCTAAAATTCCTGTAGTTGGAAGAGTTAAACTTGTATTACCATTAGTTGTGAAAGATAAAGAAAAATTTCCAATAGTAGTAAAACTATTTGCTAAAGAAATAGCTTTACCATTTATTAAAATATTACCAGTTCCTTTAGGTATTAAATTTAAACTAACATTTGCATCGTCTCCAGTTGCTGAAATGGAAGGAGAAACAGTAGTCGCCGCATTGCTTATTGTTAACTCATTTACAGCACTTGTAACAAGCGATGGAGATTTAATTAACTCATTATCGTTTGCATCGAGAATAGAAGCTAATAGCCGTAAATTTTGAGTCCTAAATGCCTGTGCCATTTTATTATATTACACGTTAAAAGGTTGGAGATGCGATAATTACATCAAGTAAATATCTATCACTTGTTGATATTGGGGCGGAAAACATTATAGTTGCACTTGTGGTTGTAGGAACTCCAGAAATTATTGTTGCGTATAAATCTGAGTTCGTAATTTCCGCAGCAGTTCCAGTTGCTCTAATATTCGGATTTATTATAGGAGTTCCGCTTACGGCGTTGTAAGTTATTATTTTATAAGAGTCTGCCGCGCTTAAAGAATATGATTTAGCATTAAATGTATATTCAGTAACTGGTTCGTATCCACTTATTCTAATTGCTTTAAAAAATCCAGTACCATTTACATTTATATTATATCCTTGAACATCAATAGCTTGAGAAGGTATTGTTGTTCCGATTCCAATTGAACTTCCGCTTTTTAAATAAAGTATGCCGCTTGCGGCTGATCCAGAATTATAATAAATATTTGAGCCGGAATTATAAACGTTTGCCGAAGTATTTTTATAATATGAAGTTCCTTCTACATCAATATACGCGCCAGTTTTTATTCCTAAATAAGAATTATCATCAAACAACCCATAAGATCCACTATTGAAATCAACGTGAGAAGATGTGTAAATTCCTTGATAAGCTCCATTTTTAAATGAAAATTCATTTGATCCCGATAAATATAAATCATTAGAAAATACTCCGCTGCCGCTGAAATTAAATAAACTTGAAGAGTTAAGATTTAAAGTTTGATTAACAATGAAATTTTCAGCTTCACCAGTTCTATTAATTTTTGTATATCCAGAAAGGTTAGTGTTTGTTAAAAAATCTTGTTTAGATCCAGAAAAAATTACTTCTCCAGAAGTAAAATTAACTCCGCTAGTTAAATTAACATTTCCGCTGAAATTACTTTGTCCAGCGGTATAAACAGTTCCAGTAAAATTTGAAGTTCCTGAGAATTTATTATTTCCTATAAAATAATTTATCGTCGTACTGCCAGCACTAGTTCCAAATATATTATCTCCTAATAAATTAGTATTGCCATTAAAGGTAGAAGCACTAGCTCCTACGGTAAAAGTATTATTAACAACTACTGCGCTATTAAAAGTGGCAGTATCAGTAAAAGTAGTTGGATCATTAAATGTCGCCGTGCCATCGGAAGTAAAAACCCCAGAAACAGTTAAATCCTTTTCAAAGTATCCCGTTTTAAATGTTGAGATTCCTGAAACCAAAGAATCGCCACTAATAATTAAATTTTTATATCCAGTTATATTTCCAGAGAATTTCGCGCCAGAATAAAAAAGAGCTTCTTGTATAAAAGTAACATCATTAGCAAAGCTAGTATCGCCGCTAAAATTAGCTTTGCCAGTAACAAATAAATCTTTATATATAGATACAGAATTTGCGCCAGTTGCGCCAACACCTAAAAACCCCGTAACGTAACTTCCAATCTGTTCGACTTTTATCTGCTTAAGACCTATTAAACTCTGCGGCATAAATTAAATTACACTATATATATCGAAAAAGGCCATCATTTCTGACGGCCTTTCGCTTTTTGTTTATTTTTTTGTTATCGACCTTCAGATAGTATCTTTAAAACTTCTCTTGAAATCTTTGGATCAGGAACTTTCGTTTCGACAGGTCTTTTATATCCATTAACATGCTTTCTAAATTCAGACATTAAAGTCTTCTTTAGTAGTGATGTATTATCAATTGGCACTAATCCTATTTTTGAAGCGTGACTCCAAAGATCAGTTTTATTCATTTGGTTGATCTTATCTGAGTATGCATCCTCATCTAAAGTTCCATATTTAGTTAAACCTTCATCTCCCCAAATTTGATCTAATGTAGAAGGAGTAAATTTTTGTTCCATACCATGAGATTGAGATAATTCTTCTATCTTTTTCTTCTTAGCCATACATCTTATTATAGAACCTTTATATTTATAAACAAAAAAAATCGGGAAGGATTTCTCCTCCCCGATTATGAAAAGACTAACTATTAGGCATCAACTAGTGAGATACCAACGATAGCACGGGCATCCAAGCACATACGGCCTTCCTCAATGAAGCCATAAAATCCAGTCTTATCAATTCTGTTATTGTTGAATTGATCGTCTGGGATAGCGGTGAATGTACCACCACTCTCAGCTTGACGAGCGACAGGACGAATAAATGCACCCTTGCTGTTGTCGATACCAACGATAACTTCATCAGCAGAAGCAGAGAAGTCAGCATTTCCAGCGACATTTCCAAGGTTGTTTGAAGCGGCAAGGAAGGTGCCGAACAATGTGTTGTACTTCTTACTAACACCAAGTTCAAGAAGTTCAGTGAGGTTAATTCCGAAGATTGAACCAGCACCAGCAGCGCGATAGATTTCTTCGCGAACGCCTTCAGGCAATTGAGGAGCAGAAGCACCTGTTACCAATGGGGTGAAGGAAAAAGCGCGAATACGTTGCATAACTTCAGGAGACAAATAGAGGTCAGTTACACCCTTGCTGAACGGAGCAGCAGGAGTACCACCATCATAATCAGAATTGATACGCTTCATGCGGGTCATAAGAGCGTTCAAGTCAGCTAGTCCGAATGTAGTTGTAGCGCTTGTGATAACGTGCTTTAGAGCGGAACTACCTTTTGGAGTAGTAGAAGCGGTGGCGAGAGCCTTCAAAAGAACGGCCCAAGCATTACGCTCTTGCTTAACTAGAACTTCGTTAGCCATACGCTCTACAGCCTTGCTAACGATATCTAGACGTGAACGGCGAGCGTAGCGCTTCATGAAGCTAACAGCGCTGTCCAAACGATAGGTTGAGAACTTAACTTCTCCACCACCAGATACTTCTGAGGTTGGAAGACCACCGGCTGTATTTTGAGCGTAGACGGTTACATAACCAGAATTCTCATTGTAATATAGATCGAGTGGGTATGAAGGACTATCATCTTCATCATACTCAGCATCGGTATAAACAGTGCTGGCAGTACCAGCCTTGTATAGAAGTTGTTGAACGACAGGTCCGAGGAAAGCCGCGAAAGCTTCTTGAGCCTCTCTAGCAACAATAGCGTTACGAGAACCCATAGCCTTGATTAGCTCAACTTGCTCGGGTGTATTTTTTAGTTTAATTTTCATATATTGAATTCCTTAAATTAATTTTTAGCTTGTTAATTAAGCGACAGATGTCTCAAGGAATGAGGTGAAGTTTAGGAGAGCTAGAGTGCAGCCATTTGCATCAGCAGCACCTAAACAGATGCCGACTTGCTTGGCTCCACTTACGGTTCCGATTGAAAGATTACCAGCACCAGAGGTGTGAATCTTTGAACCAGCGGCAGGAGTTCCATTGATTCCGCTCAAAAGGAACATTCCCTTTGTAGCGATAGGAACAGTTTGTCCAGGAATTACAGCGCCGAGTTCGGCAGCTTTACGAGGATTAAACTTGAGGGCTTCGCCATTTTCATCAAGATTCTTAATGTCTTGAAGAAGAATTCCGATTGGGACATCAGTTTGTCCACAAAGGGTAACTGTGGCAGGAACGTTAAATCTTGGAGAAACGACGTTACCGAAAGAAGCTCCGATTTCTGAATCAAGAGTCAACTCATCAGTCGCCTTCCATCCAGATTCGATCTTAACTACAATGCCTTTAGTGGCAATAGTAGCAGTAGTTAGGTCTGCGGTGCTATATCCGAACAAGCCGAGTACGTCATGTTCGCTTACTTGTCTAAATGGTCTTAGTGTAGCCATATTTTTTCCTTATATATATTTTGTTTGTTTGTTATAGTTGGATATCAAATCCTTCTACGCTAAAAGCCTTCTTGTATTTATCAACAAGACTTTCAGAAGCTTGACTAGAGTTGGGAATAGCATTGTCAGTAATGACAGCGTTATCGATGGCATTTTCAACTGCATCCAAAACTTCGGAAGCGTTGACGGAAGCCATTACTTGACCCTTTTCCGTTACCTCTTGTACCACTGGAGCGGGCTTTTTGCCCTTAAGTAGTACATTCATCTTCTTCTTATAAGCAGCAAAAGCGTCTTCGCTCATTTCGGAGATATCTCCAGCGATGATTTCGCGCTCTTCAGAAGAAAGTTCAAACTCACCATCGAAACCAGTCATTCTTTGGTTAAAGAGTTCTTGCTTTGCTTTAGCTTCATTTTCTTTTTGAATTTCTGCTAAAGCTTGATTTACTTTTTCATATTCAGCCTTCAATGTCTCAAGATCTTTGGACAACAATTCGGCCTTTTCGATAGAAGCTTTAACGGCCTCTTGTGATTGGTTCTTCTCTACTTCAAATTGATCTGAGGCTTTTTTAATTTCCTCAGTAATGAAATCAGAGATAACTGACGCGGAAACCTGCTTGAGGTTTTCGTCAGTAATATCAGAAATGCTATTAATCTTCATAACTTTATTATTATTATCTACAGTATTTTTATTATTTTGTGAAATATCTTTTTGTTCTGTCGCCTCAGAAGCTCCGACTTTTACGTCTTGTTCAGACTTAATTGTTAGAATTCCTTTGACATCAGCGGCAGGAGTTTCGGTTATACCAACTCCAAGAGGAACAACTTTGTCAATAATTTTGCGATATATTTTTTTACCGCCATCTGTCATTCCGCTACCGCCGAAAGCTTTTAAATATCCTTTATATTTTTCGACTTGATCTGGATCAGAAATAACTTCCGCAGAAGCTATATTCTTTTCATTATTGTCAAGTAATATAAGGTTATAATTAGAAAATCCTAATTCCCAAGAAGTAGAAATAGATAGATAATCTTCGCTTGAAGGATCTGAAGAATTTTCTACTAATTTAGTAATTCTGGGATTAACAACTTTCCATAATACGCCGCCAAGAGTAATATTAAATGGCCCGTCCATTTGAGAAACTTCTTCTTCTGACAATGGACGATCTGTGCCAAATTCACTAAAACCAGCTTTTAGAATTGTGCCAATAACTTTTTCTCTATTATGTTCGATGTTAATTGGTTTATTTATAAAGTTTTTATAAATCTCAACGGCAGTTTTAGTGTCAATAACGTCGTTATTCCTATTAACTCTGTTGGCGACACACGCGTTAAATGCGATTGGCAAAAGATCAATATTTGTCGCTGAATCTATATCAGGAACAAATGCGCCAATTTTCTCTAAACTAGCAATAGCCAAATTAATATCAAATTCTTCTGAATGAAGAGTTTTGATTTCGGAGCTAAAAATTGATTGAAACGGAAAGTCATTCATATTATTTTAAAATTTAATTATTATTGAACTTGATCGTGCCTTTTATTGGCACTGGAATATTCGTCTTCTTTATTAAACATAACGTAATGATGAATCGTTGTCATGTAGTCTTCTGTGACAGCAATTTTGCCTTGTAGCCATGATTCAGTTAAATTTTCTTTGACATTAGGATCTTCTATGTTATTTAAGATTGCAGTTACATGAGCTTGTATAGATCTTAAAGAGCCAATTGACATTCCAAGAAAATCGCCTTTATATTCATCTAACTCTTCTGAATCATCTTCCACTTCTTGAGCTTTAGATAAATCAGGCCAAATTTTAAGCAATTCAGCTTGATCCCAGAAAGTTACTCCATCCCATTCGCCTTCTTCAGCTTGAGCTTTTTTTAAAGCGTCTTGTTTGGGAAAATCTTTATCTCCAGGTTGGGCAGGTTTATAATTTTTGCCCATTTTTTCTTTTTTCTTTTGAATATTATACCAAAGACCTTTATTAGCTTCTGATTCTACAATAACTGAACCTTCAACTGGCGCGCCAGCTCTCCATTGTCTGCATGACCAATATTTAGCTTTCCACTTAGGGCCGGGATTTTTGTCGCAACCATGTCTTGCTCTAAAACTTTTTCTTCTAGCAGGATCATCTCTCTTGATCTCCATGTTTGGATCGCCAAAATTTACTTTGACGACATTGCTCTTTTCGTTTTTTACATATACAGAAAACTTCTTAGGACCACCGGGAGTTCTAAAAGGCTTGTTCAAAGTCTTTTTCTCGTTAGCAGCTAAAGATATTTGATTAGAAAAATCTAATTCTATTTTGTTGTTATAGTTCATACCAGAATTTGCTTGAGTTGTTTTCTTCGTCTAAATAAAGTTCTTCTACATTTTCAAAATCATAATTCAAATCATATTCTTTTATATCAATTTCAGCTTGAGCAAAATCTACATCTTCTAATTCCCAAGAATCTGATATATCAATAGAAGCCGAACTACGAGCAACATCAGAATCAGCTTTTCTGTAAGAATCTTTAACAGATTTACCCGCCATCATTCTCAAAAACATATTCACCCGCGCCGCAGCCCAACCGCCTCTAGTCATTCCCGGTCTATGAGAAGAACTAAATGCACCAGCGCCTCTGCGATATACCTTTTTTAACTGAGTTAAATTAACTTTTCTAGAATGATTAGAGTTATGATCTTTTACTTTGTTTTTGAGCATCTCTATAACTTTAGTTGAAAAAGTTATTGCGTCACCGCTTGTTCCAGCAGATCCAGGCTTATTTTTAGAAGACCCTTTCTTTTTCTCAGAAGGCTTAGATGGAGTTTGCGCCCCACTTTTTGGCCCAGATCTTTTAGCTTCTATTTCAACGTCAAGTTTCTCTAATTTTGGCAATACAAAATTTTCTCCAGAGATAATAACGTCTTCAACGGGAGATTTAATCTCCTGTTTTTTATACTCGATCTCAATTGGATCGTTAAATGCTTCCGAGTTCATTTATTTTTATTATATTACACTAATTTATTAATTATAATTTACTATTTAATAAAATTGACGCCATAAATGGATCAAGTCCATGCTCAACTGCAATATTATTTATCTCGTTTATTCTAGTTGTATTTGAATCTATAGGATTATTACAATATTTTTCGACGTTTTGATCCCAAGATTCCGAGGCTTCATTTGCTATAATTATTTTAGAAATCTCTTCAGCAATTTGTTTTTGACTATCATTTAATTTTTTCTTATTATGCTTCTTCTTTAAAAAGCCTTCTACTGAACCTTGAAGCTGCTGAAATTTAAAGATATTTTCTTTTATCTTCGTAAAGCTATAAGCGTTCGTAAAGCTATAAGCGTTTTCTTCAGCTTTAACTTGTTGTTTAATCTTTGTTGTTCCTGCTGGTCTTCCTGCTTCTGGAGCAGATTTAGCTCCGCCAATAATTGGAGCGTAAAGTCCTTCGTCTCTTAAAGTCTTAGTCGCTCTTTGAGATTCAACAGAAGACTCTAAATCTGGAAGTACACCAGTTTCGATTGCCTTGAGAGTTTCTTCTGGAGTAAGAACACCAAGCTCCAAAAGTCTTGTATAAACACGATTTTGAGTTGTGTTGTCTTTCAAGTTTACTTCTTCAAAATAAGGAATAGGATATCCCCTAAATCCAAGAGCTTTAGATATTCTCTTTATCTCTGGAATTAAAAGGTCATTCAAGAAAGCTTGGCGACCTTGATTTAATCTCGCTAAGAACACTTCTATTTTAGCTTCTTGATTAGAGAATTTTTCTCCTCCGACTAAAATATTATTAAGACCAAGGTTAATGTCGTTATTGACTGTTTCGTATTTCTTAGGATCTAATAAGTCAGCAATCTTAGGAACCACGAATTCAGCTTTAGTAGTATAATCAGCAATAAGAACACGACCAACAGATTCATTTTCAAATAACTTTTGCATCGACTCTAGATTCTTTTGATTGATGCCGCCTTTTTCTGGTTCAGCGCCCATTGTAACCAACAAAATGGCTTGCTGCATTGTGCGAGCAATAGCCATGTCCATCTTCTTTAACTCAGCTTTAAAGTTAATATCTTCAAGAACTGGATATCCCATAGGGACAGCGAAAGGTTCATAATCTTGCTTTTTGTAAAATACAGATGTAAATCTTTCTTGATCAAGAACAATTCTCAAAGAACCGATCTTAGAAGTTTTTATAAGTCTCTGAGTTTCAGCGTCGAAACTATCGAAAATTTGCTGATCTTCTTCTGTGGTAATAACCCTTAATTTGCTTAATTCATATTCGCTAAGAACTTTATAATATTTGCCAGTAAGATAAGATGTACCGCTAGAAAATTGAATATCAACTGGATTTATAATAACGTAACGAACTGGAATTTTAACATTAGAAGTATTTAATGGTCCTTTTCCTAATAATTGAACAAGCCTATTTGTATCTTCTTCTTGCAGAATTCCGTCGAAGCGATAAATAAATACATTTCCTGAACGGTAATATTCTCTAAAAAATCTATCTTGAAAACTCCAAAGATTAATCTTATTAAATAATGCTTGAAAGAAATCTCGCGCTTTTTTTGTTCCTCCTTGGAAATATAAATTGCTAACAGAAAATTCCGTCATCAAATCAATAACGTTTCTAAATTGAGCAAAATTATAATAAGCTTTTTGACATAAAATAGTAGCATCTTTAATGTCAATTGTACTTCTGTCCGCGAAATTAGTACGAGTATATTTAAACGGCATCAATCCGTCATCAATATTTTTAAACTTGTCTGTTCTTTCTATAGATCCAGCCTTGTTTCTTCTCATGCTTGTGTTAGAAGAAGCTGTCGAAACCATCAAAGGCTCTATTTCTTGAGATTTAAGTTTTGATTTCATTTTATCTGATGGCGAGAACATTATATGTTACACTGTTTATAGTTAACTGTTGAACGTACAATTGCCCACTTGGAACAGAGCCTGTACCGGGAATAGCCCCAAAACCTTGAGTATAAAATCCTGTTTCTATATTAAATTTTGCGCCGCTCTTAACGATAAAACTAGAATCTTTATATAAAGTTTCTCTTGATCCGCTCTTGATTTCTAAAAATGAGCCGCTGTTTAAATTAATATAAGATTCATTATAATCTGAAACGCCGCTTAATTGAATTATGTCAGAATCTGATAATTGCAGCGAATTTCCTCTGAGTATTAAATCATTGCCATTTCCAGATACGACAATATCATTATAAAAAAATGATTGACCGCTATTAGTTAGTACGGCGTTACTTGAAACCCCTAAAGAAGAAGTTATTACAACTGATGATCCAGTTGTATTTCCTAATAAAGAAACATCTCCTGAAAAAGTTGTTTTTGTAGCGAAAGCTTGACCAGTTCCGCTAAAGATAATGTTTCCACTATTAAATGACACTCCGCTATTGAAATTTGTTATTCCTGAAAAGTAATTTGATCCTCCATGATAATTACTTCCAGAAAAATTAGCATTTCCAGAAAAGATATTATTTCCAATTAGATATGTATTTGTAGTTCCGCCCGCGCTTGTTCCAAGACGCACGTCTCCCAAAGACTGGAAGCTTCCGCTAAAAACCGTATTAACAACTCCGACGCTTAAAGTGTCAGTTACGACTATCGGATCATTAAAAGTAGTTGTGGAATTAAATGTAGCCGCCGCATCAAATCTAGAAGTTCCAGAAAATCCAGCAGCACCAGATACAATAAAAGTATCTTCCATTATAACTGGATTATCGAAAGAAACGTCTCCATCAAATCTAGCAACGCCAGTAATATTTAAAGTTCCTAATCCTGTTATATTTCCAGACACTAACAATCCAGAAGCGATTTGAAAATCTTCTCTAGCGTAAGAAGTGTCTTTTAAATCAGCCGCCCCGCTGACCGTAAGAGAGTTATTAAAGACAGAAGGCTTGGAAGTATATACTGTTGAGCCAGTGCTTGACACTCCTAAAGCTCCAGTTATATAATTTCCAATTTCGCCAGATTTGATCTGCTTTAAACCTATAAGACTTTGCGGCATTTTTATTAATTACACCTTTTTATATCATTCTTGGCGAAAAAGTACACACTTCTTTAATTTTAGATGAAGCTTCAAGTTCAAAATAAAACTTTGTAGCCCAATTTGCTAACATTAAAGTTGTGTAATTATCTTTTCTAGCTCTATTGGGAGACATGTCTCTTTTTAGATGTTGAGGCAAGTCAAAAGACTGAGATCCTTTGGCAGAAGATCTCACTTCTATTAACGCGCATTGCTTTTTCGTTTGATATATGATATTATCTTGGAATTCGATGAAATCTAAAACAGATTCATGCCCGACGTTATCTAAATTAACATGACAAGAACTTTGTATATCAAAAGCTTCGTTGTTAGCAGAAGTTCTAGACGCGAACCAAACTTTTTTATGATCAATGCAAGCTTGCAAGTAATTGTTTGCTTTACGAAGAAAGTCTGTCGTAAAATTTTGTTTAAAGCAAATCGCGCCTTTTTCCACATTATAGTCTCTTGCGGCCTTACGAGTCATAGATATATATTCGTTTCCTTCAAGACAAGTATCAGATTCAAAAAACTCTAAATTGATATTGGATTTTTTAAACAATTCGCTTTCTTTTGCACTATCAATAAATTGATATCCTGCATTATCGATACAAATCATAATCACATTGAAGCTCTTCATCAAATAGTATAAATAACTAATATGAGACTTCAAGTTGCCACCAGCAACAGCGTATCCATGAACCAATGTTCCTTGTTTACGTTCTTCGTCTAATTCGAAAACAGATATAGCAAAATAGTCAGAACTTGGGCTATTAGAAAAACTAGGATCGATTCCTAAAATATATTTAGCATTAGATTTTCCTCTAATCAAAGTGTACGGAGCTTCTCCATCTGGAATTGTGCATTCATGCATCTTCTTCGCGCTGAAATATCCATCACTACCATCTGTAAATTGAGCGCAATACTCTCGTAAAAACGAACTATGAGAAGTACCACCATTTTGAGCTTCCTCAATAACAGTGTTGTCAATCATGTGTTTCGGCAAAGCTTCATAACCCATTTGAGCTATAAAATATTTAGCTTCGCCATCTTCATTAGAATAAATCTTATCATTCCACTCTTTGTAAGTTTTATATAAATTCTCAAATGTAAAAGAAGCTGAAGAAAGAGCTATCATTTTCGACGTGTTTGGAAACACCATTCTTTCTGTCTCAGTCAAATGTCCTTCTTTAATCAAGTTGTCTTCAATTTCTCTTATCTCCATGCGCTCTTTCATGTTTTGAGGAGCGACAAGGAATGGCATCAATACATTTTTAATAATATCTTCAGGCAATAGAAGATACTCGTCTAATAAAAGAATATTGGCGCGAAAACCACGAATCTTTTCTCCATTAAGAGGAATAGCTGTAATGGACCCTCCATTAATTTGCCATTCATATTGATCGTTTCGTTTAGCTTTCACGCCAAAAGCTTGTTGAAGAAGTTCGCCGCCTTTTGAATCGACGATCTTTTCTAAATAATTAAAAATAAAACGCGCAGTTCTAAACGTAGGACCGGCAATTAATATTTTTGTGTTAGGCTCAAATACACATTGAAGAAAACAAAAAACGCTGCCTAAAAAGCTTTTACCGCAACCACGACCAAGTACATTCAAACAAAAATTACGATTCATCATTCCTTTGAGAATCATTTCTTGATAAGGAGCGAGTTTTATTCCTGACAACAACTCAGTTGTAAAGCCAATATTGTTTCTTAGAAACTTCGCGAGAGTAATACGAGCT